AAAGGCTGGGTTGTTGCTCCTAGTTATGACTTAGCTACAAAAATTGGTAGGGAAATTCATGAAAATCTTATATTAAAGATTAAATTTCCTACCATAAATAAAAGAGTAATTAATGGTAATTTATTTTATGCAAAATTTATTAATGGATCCGAATTGTGGATTAAATCAGCAACAACTCCAGATGCTGGACTTGTAGGAGAAGGATTAGACTGGTTAATAGTAGATGAAGCAGCATTATTACAAAAAATTATATGGGAACAATATTTGCGACCTACTTTATCGGATAGGAATGGTTGGGCTTTATTTACATCTACTCCTAGAGGATATAACTGGTTATATGAATTATATAAAAGAGGATTGTCTAATGAGTTTCCAGACTGGGAAAGTTGGCAACACCCATCTACACAGTCAAGATTTTTTAAAGACAATATTGAGGACTTAAAAAGGGATTTAACGCTTGAAACATTTCAACAAGAATATCTTGGAGAATTTACAACTTTTGCTGGTAAAGTGTATCCATTTGAACGGACTACCCATGTTTCTAATATCGAATATATTCCAGAATGGGATACATATTGCTCGATTGACTTTGGCTATCGCATGCCAGCAGTTGTCTTTTTTCAATGTGGAAAAGTAAATGGTGAAACAATTGTCCATATATTTGATGAAATAGTACATGAAAAAAATATTAAAACCGAAGATTTAGCTATGAGAATATTAGAAAAAAAATACCCTGTTTTATCTTACTATTGCGACCCTGCAGGAGTAGGAGTGCAATCAACAAGTGGATTAGGCGATGCAGAAATATTTAAAAGACATGGAATATTTGCAAAATACAAAAGAGATAAAATAAGTAAATCTATTCCATCTGGTGTGGACTTAGTTAGAAGTTTTTTAAAAAGTGCTACAAGCGAAGTTAAACTTTTTGTATCAGATAAATGTAAAGGTGTAATATCTGATTTTGAAAATTATAGGTATCCTAACGACAAAGCTGATAGTGCTTTAAAGGAAGAACCATTAAAAGATGGTTTACATGACCATAGCATGGATGCTATCAGATATTTTTTTATAAATAAATTTCCTATAAAAAATCGGGAAGTAACACAGACTGAAAGATGGTAGAATGATAATACAAGATTTAAGCAAACAAACAATTATTAGTAGTATTAAAGATTATGTTGATGATTCACATTATAGTGAAAATAAAGAACGTTTAATGATTATGGATTATTATGAAGGAATAAACTTAGATAAATATGTAATGGAATATTTTGATTCTAATGCTTTAAGATTTGCAGTTCCTTTTGAAGCTAATATTACACAAGAGTTAATTGATTCAAGATACATAGCTTATAAATCTGCACCACAGAGAAATGCTGATGAGAAATATTTAGAACTATTAGGAGACTTAGACCAGGACATGATTCAAGTTGACAGGCTTACAGGTTTATTAGGAACAATAGGAATGTTAAGATATTATAACGAAGAAAAAGAAATTTTAGATTCACATATTATTACTGACTTTGAACCTATATATGAAATGAATAATTCGGATCCAGTAGCTGTTGTTTACCCTTTATATAATCACGGAAATATGAAATCAGAAGAACAACAATTTGTTTTTTGGTCAAAAGATATGCATTTTAAAATGACAAAAGGTGGTCAGTTTATAAGTGTAAACGAAGATGATGTAAATCCATATGGTGTAATCCCAGTTTTATTTTCTCATCTATATCCTATGATTGGAAACGAATGGTTTAGAACTGGCAAGGGTAAAATGGTTGCAAATGCCAATTGTTTATATAATGTATTTGGAACACAACTATCACTTGGAAATATGTATCAGACTTTAGGGCAATCCGTTTTAACAGGTGTTGATGAAAGTACAAGGCTAAAAATGGATGTTAGCAAAATGCTTGTATTACCAGAGGGAGCGAATTATTCAATTGTAAGTCCATCTGGTTCGCTTTCAGAAATAAGAGAAAACCAAAAGTGGGTTTACGAAACAACAGCATCAGCTTTACATTTAAAAAAGAAATGGGGTAGTGATTCAAATGCTACATCTGGAGAGCATCAAAGAATTTTAGAAGTTGATTTAACAGAAGCAGTTATGTCTGACTTTGAACGATTTAGAAAATTTGAAAAAGAAAGATTTGAATTAGACCAAAGGATTTTAGAAACTTATAATATTAACGTAAGTGATGAATACTCAGTTGATTTTAGTGAGCCACATATTCCTTTATCACCACAACAAGAACGTGAAGAGTGGATGTGGAAATGGGATAATGGATTGGCAACTACAAAAGATTGGCTAAGACATTACAATCCAGATTTTACAGAAGAAGAAATTAACGAAACTATGGAAAGAATTGAACAAGAAAGTCAACCGAAAAAATTGGATCCAAAACCTACAAATGAAACATTAGTTGAAAGGTTAATTAATGGCAGTTAATGATTTTTTAAATGAATTGTCAAATATTGAGAATAAACTCATAAACATTCTACCAAAGCTTATTGATAGATTAAAAGGTTTCTCTGATACAGAATTAGCAGTTATTGCTAGGGAAATTGATTTCTTTGAACAATTAAATAAATTAGGTTACAATGATAGTGTTGAAAAATTAATGCAAGATTATGACGGAGTAGCTGAAAATGTTTTTAGAGAAGCTAACATAAGAGGTTTAGACACTAAAGTCGCTTCTGCTTCACAATTACAATTAATAAAAGATTTAGATGCCCAAGCTATTTTTAGAATAGGTCAAGAAATTTCAACAAAAGTAAAAAGTGAATTATTAAGAGGAATTATTGATGGCGATACAAGAGATAATATTGTTAACAGATTATCCACAACAGTTGTAGGTGAATTAACAAGCCCACAATTAAATACTATAGTCGGAGATTCATTTGCAAGGTTTAGTAATACAGCAACTAAAAAAGCTTTTGAAGAAAACCCAGACCAACGATTCAAATATGTTGGAGCATCAAAAGAAAATCCTAGGATCCGACCACTATGTAAGCATGTAATGTCAAATAGTCAAAATGAAAAGGGTTTTACTGTTGCAGAAATTTTATCTTATCCAGAAATAGGTGGACTTAAATTATCATTTTCTGGTAGAGGTGGTTATAATTGTAGGCATGATTGGGTGGCGGTATTAGACTAATGTTTGAATTATCAAAAACATTTATTAAACTTTCTAAAATAGCAAAATCTTTAATATTGGAAGATGCTTCTAAAGGTGTTTTCCAAAATGAAACTGGAAAGGTTGGTAAATTTCAATATAGCGTAGATTATAGAGAGTTTAGAAAGTCAAAAGGAAAAGACACATCATTTGTAGATGCTCGGTTTACTGGTGATATGTTAAGAAGAATTACATCAGTTCCAGAAGGTAATAACGGATTTAAATTAGTTTATGCAGAAGGCGGGAAAGTGCGAAACATGGAACGATTAAGATATAGCGTATTAGGTTTGAATAATAAGAATTTAGGCAAAGTAGAAAATATTATAAATACAGAATTAAACTTACAAATAACAAACTACACAGCAAAGCCAACTACAATACAAGTTGGCAAATAGAAAGGAAATGTTCAGATGAACGAAGAAAAAGATGCTCAGGTGAGCGAAGAAAATAATCAGCCAGTAGAGCAACCTGTCTCTAATGACGTTGATAGTCGGCATGAAGTTATTCAAGAAGCGAAAAAATACCGACAAAGAGCCCAGTCTGTTGAAAAAGAGTTAGAAGAACTCAAGGCACAATTAGCTAAAAAATCTGAAGATGAATTAGCAGAAAAAGAGGAGTGGAAAACACTTGCTGAAAAATATAAGCAAGAAAGAGATGAACTAGAGCCACAAGTCCAAAAAGCTAATGCTTATATGGAAGATGAAAGGCAAAGGTTGCTAGCAGACTTTACAGAAGATGAAATTAAAGACTTTGGACACTTACCATTAAGTGACTTAACTAAATTTCATAAAAGATTAATTAACAAAAAGGTTGTCAAAACTGAAACTGGTAATGCAGGAGTTATTCAAACTAATCCTAAAAAAATGATGGAAATGAATAAATCTGAACGAAGGCAGAACTGGGCAGGCATTGTACAATCATACAAAAATAGGAAATAATAATTATGGCAGAAGTAACACTAACCACGGCAGCGAATTTTATTCCTGAAATGTGGTCAGATGCCGTTCTTGACTATGCAGAAAGAGAATTTAGACTTGTTAATCAAGTTACTGACCTTTCAAGCATGGTTGCAGAGGGTGGCAATAAGTTAAACATCCCAAAAGTTACTGAAGAAACTGCTGCGACTTTGAGCAGTGGATCAGCAGTATCTTATGGTGCAAACACAGATGGCGAAGTTGAGCTATCAATCAACCAACACGTTTATGAAGCAAAAAGAATAGGCGACTTAGTAAGAGTTCAAGAAAATTCTGATTTGTTTGGAATGTATGCTCAATCAATGGGCTATTCCATTGCAAAGAAAATAGAGAACTATATTGCAGTTGACGTACTTCAAAGTGCTACTGGAAACGACGTAACATTGGCCGCTGATAATACAGCAACAACAGCATTAATTAGAAGCGGACTTCAAAAGCTTCTTGATGGTGGTCATTCATACACAGATGGACAAACATTTTTCTATGCTTCTCCAGCTATGTATTCATCAATATTAGGTTTGTCAGATTTTAATTCTGCAACTATTAGAGGTGATGCTACAAATCCAAATGTTTCTGG